CGCGTATTAGCTGCGGCAGACTTCCGTCAATTGCTTCGGCGACCTCCCCCGTTACGATCTGGCTACGACCTTCTTGCTCATTGCCATACGGATCACGCAGGTAGTATTCAAGCGCCTTCTGACGCTGGTCTGTAGTCTCAGAGTCAATAAAGCCAATGGAGTTATCAATCTCTGCCTCAACAATCGCTTTAATTTCTTCAGACTGCATAAGTTACCCCTAGAATTTTTCCAATTATACAACCCATTGCACGTTATTTGGCAACTTTGATGACCACGAATCAGTACCTTCGTCAAGCGAAATCGCTAGGTATCTGAAGCTATCTGAGTAGTGTGATGCCCAATCATGCAAGGGTTTCTCATAGAATACATTGCGTTTCTCGTCATGCTCACGCCTATAGTTGCGCAAAGCATCAAGGCCAGGCTTAGTCTTTGGGTCAAACCAGCAGCGCGGAAGCAAGCGCCTGACAGCCTGGATACCGTCAGCTATCGATAATCTAGGCGCAACAGTTATGTTTAATCCTGCCTCGATGAGTACTTCTTTGCGAGACCTTCCCGTTCCAAGTTCCCTAACCTCAACGTCATGCGGTAAGAACTGCTCCCACCGCGCATAGTCATTGTCTTGCAGCCAGCGTACATACCAGTCCAAACCTTGTCCGTGGTTCTCGACGCAGTCAATAAGCCGCACCTCTTTGCCAACCAGTTGAGCCACCCACAAACAAGTAGAATCGCCCATACCCAAATCCCAAGCAACAAAAGACCTGCAAAGATCATCGCGCTCAATCCTGGTGATATGGCCTTTTTCCTCGATAGTATTGATGATCTGACCATAGTAGCTACCCTCTACCGCAGCATTAAATGAACATTCAAACTCTTGGTTATACTTGTCGTCGCCCATCTCTTTACGGGCAGACTCAAGCTCAGACTCAGGCAAAATCTTAGTCTCGCTGGCCTTAAACTCTAATAGCGTCCAATCGTCTGCTTCTTCTGCTTTATCCCTTAGAGAAAAAAAGTGGTTTTTTCCCTTAGGAGTGCCAACGAACATACACCAGCCAAGGCGATCAGACAGAGCTGGCCTAATAATCTCATTCCATATCTTCGGGTCTTGATCTCCGATCTCATCCAATATAACTCCATCGAAGTATTGACCACGCAAGCTATCAGGATTGTCGCTACCATAAAGACTAATGCGACGGCCCCAGAAGTCAGCCCTGAGTTCAGAAATGTTGTGAGTTGCATTTAGTGGCCTTGTGAATTTAGTTAAGTAATCCCATGCCACCCTCTTAGCCTGGCCGTAAGTAGGCGCAATGTAAGCGAACCTCGGTTCATCCTTGTCGCACTCTACGGCAGACTTAATCAAGTGGTTAATGGCCGCTACCGTCTTACCCATGCGACGATGGGCTACAACTACAGCGAATCTAGTGCCATCCATTGCCTCGTGCATCTGTAACTGAGGCTCTCTTGGCTGATACGGAATAACTATTTCTGCCATGTGACCACGTGCTGTTGCGCTCCACCGTCTGCGCCTGTTAACTCTGTCCTAGCCAACTTAGGTATATGGTACTCACTGAGCTTATTCATCAAGTCTAGTGCCTTATACGGATCTTCTTGCGCTACTTCATTGAGCCAGCGATCCATGTTGCCAGCATTGCGCTCTAGTAGATTGGCAATAGCCTCTCTGACTATCTGCGTTGACTTATTAGGTACGCCTTTAGGTCTACCAGGGCCAGCAGTGCCATCGCCTACTTTCCAGTTATTTGCGGTTTCTTTTACTTTTTCTGTTTCCATTTTTGCATTACCTTTCAGGTGTCATGCTTAGTAATACGTGTCGTATACATCCGGCCTATGCTGCCGTATCCATGCCCTACTATCTTCATGGCATTTAGCGAAGTCATCGCCTACTGTCTGGCTTCCTGCGTGATGTACATAGCCCCTGCTTACCCAATGAGTAAAGCCAGCCTTAGTCATGTCATCGCAGATAATGTTATCAGAATACCAGTTTACACTTGGAAACTTAGCTGCTTGCCAGGCTTCCTTAGATACCGCTGCGAATATTGGCGCAATGGTATTTGCTTTCTTTATTAAGTTCTCACTACGATAGCGCAGTCCTACTATATCGTCATCAACGATAGGAAAACGTATATTCTGCTCTGGCAATACAAAGTCTGATCTAGCACCCAAGAATCCTAGTTTATAGTCAGCGTTCTCTAGCAATGCCCAATCTACCGACATCCTATTGACTGTGCTAGGTGTTAGCACTACGTCATCATTAGCCAGGATAACTGAATCGTAGCCATCCTTAAACGCGAAGTCTGTAGCTACATTGTAGGCATCACCGAAGTTAGACTCCATGTTCGGTATTACCTTTATGTGCTTGCCGTACTTCTTTGTTGCATTGCAGCTAAGATAAATAGGTATCTGTGGCGCATAAACCTCTAATGAAGTCAGCAGTACCGACAACCCAATATTCCCTGTACTACAGATCACGATTGCTTGCACAAAACCACCTTCATAGAATCAATTGCCCGTGGAATACGTAAAACTTCCTCATCAATAGGAATATTTTTATCCATTAGTTCCTGACCAAATTCTGACAACTGAAACTCTAATGATTTTAAATTAAACCGATCTTCCCAACCTAAATACCAATGCCAATCCGTATAGTACAGCCAACTATTCTCATTAAAAGCTCGAACATGAGTAGGGTCTTGCCAGGCTCCTAGAGATAACTCGTATGGAACATGAATGTGGAATTCACCTTTATCTGCTAACAAATCTTTGCAGTTTGACATCGCTTTAACTAAGTCATGTATATGCTCTAAAACGTCATTTGCGACGATTGTCTCAAACATACCTTTCTCTATCTTTACTTTGCCGAATCTTGGTGAATCAATAACTTGACCAAATTCAACCTTAGATATATCTACCCACCAATCAGGATTGACTCTAAGCAATATGTCTGCGTTAAAGTAGGAATCTTTCCAATCCTTACCAGAACCTAAATTAAGAGTTTTTGGCAGCAATTAAATCCTCGACATTATCAGAGCATAAAAGTGGGATTAAATCGTTTATACGGCTATCTGGTAGCTCCCACCACGGCTTATCAAGCAATCTCTTTATCTGATTTTCAGTAAACCGATATTTCAGTACCTTTGCTGGATTGCCACCAACAATAGCATACGGAGGAACATCCTTTACAACCATCGAATTAGCTGAAACTACCGCACCATCAACAATAGTAACGCCAGACATTATCGTACAGCCTGATCCTAACCATACATCATTGCCAATAACTACATCACCTTTAGTAGATGGGTGTCCATCTCCATGATGCGGGAATACGTCTTGATTAATGTGACCAAATGGATAAGTAGTAACCCAATCAGTTCTATGGTTTCCACCAATAAATATAGTTACATTATCAGCAATAGAGCAAAATGAGCCAATTTTTACATCAGCGCCCTCGCCCCAATCTCTTACCTTGATGTTCTCAAGGCCATACGTGTATCTCACCATTTAACTTTATTGGCCCAAAATGCAGCACTCATCTTGCCTTTGTCTATGTTCTTGGCATGACGAGCCTTAAATGCCTCATTACGCTTTGAACCGTCAGGGCTACCTGTAGCACCCTGCTGACCAAACCTAATCAACTTAACCTCGTCACCCTCTTTAGCCAATACAACGTGGCTTTTAGTAGGATGATTAGGTGTCTTTTTAGGCTTGTTATAGCCAGCAAACTCCTCTTTGCCACGCTTAATCATTTCTTTTTCTTTGCAGTCTTGGCCGATTCTTTAAAATCAGCTTTGGTCGGAGCGCCTTTAGCACCTACCTTACGCATCTTTTCGCCTGATCCTTCAGCGATACGCTTGCGTTTTGCGTTAATGTTTGCGTAAAGTCCGGGCTTCATTTCTTCTTCGCCTTGTTAGTAGCAGTGCGCTGACCACGTTTCGGCATAGCCAACATAATCGCTACAGTCATGCCTTTTTTGCCATTTTTACCGGAATATTCCATGCTTTCTTCTTTTTCTTCTCTCATGCAACCCTTACCGCCCTTGCACTCACCACCCTTGCATTTACCGCAGCTTTTTAAACCCTTCATTTTTTCTTCCCTTTCTTGGCAATTTTTGCCTCTGATAATGCAATTGCGATAGCTTGCTTTGGATTCTTTACTACGGGGCCGCCTTTGCCTGAGTGCAATGTTCCACCCTTAAACTCAGTCATTACCTTACTAACCTTCTTTTCAGCTTTCGTCTTTTTCATTCAGCAGCCCCTTAACTTGTACAAGTAAGTCAATCTCAGTTATCTGGTACTTCCGTTCAAACGCTTTGCGACCCATACCGTGATAGCCATCATTACCTCTGTGATGAGCAGGACACAGCGGAATAGTGTCGTAATGCCCACTTCTGACACCCATACCTAGCCCTAATCCCCTGACATGGTGAACTTCTGCCGGTGTCTGAGGATAGCCGTTCCTATAGCAAATTATACAACCAATGTCTACCAATTTCGATAGATATTTCTTTTCGTCCTTAGTCATCAATGTCGTCTATAAGTCTTTGCAGGTATACAGCTAAGTCCATTGCTTCTTCTTGTGCGTGGATAAGCCATTGCTTTGCAGATAAATCTGTTCTTTCTGTGGTTACGCCATATTTCATCATTCCAAATTCTGCTCGATCTGCCAGCTTTTGCCTGACTGCTTGAACATTCTTATCCATTGTTTTTTCTTTCTATTTTTTTATAAATCAAGCTAACTAACTCTTTAATTTGTTT